GGTCTCCACCAGCTTGCCACCGTAGGTTTCAAGCTGCGTCCACTGCTTGGTTGTCTGGTTCACGCCGCTATACAAGATGGATGGTTTATCCCACGAGTTCACACCGAGCTGCGGGTTCGCGTAGTACAGCTTTCTACGGCTCGGCAGCGTTATCGTCAGGAAGTCCAGCCCGTGTTCAATGTCCATCTCTCGGGCGAAGATAAGGTTTCTCACGCCCGCAGGCCGCCCTGTCTGAATGACCGATACCGCCGCGTTCTCCACTGCGTACCACAGGTCCACGATGCGCCTGTTCGCGTCACGCCAGCGGGAAACGATGTCCGGCAGGTCATCTTCGGGTATGCCCATTCGCAGAGCGCCCATCGCAATCAGAGCGCCCGTGCTGCCCTGATAGCCGAGGGCGAGTTCAGCGACCTTGCCTTTCTGCCGCAGTTCATATTCGGGATTTCCCTTTTTGATTCGGTCAATCGGAACCCCGAACATCTGACTGGCAGACGCCTCGTAGATTTTGCCGTGCGTCCTGAATACTTCGAGCCGCCACTGTTCTCCCGCCAGCCACGAAATAACTCGTGCTTCGATGGCGCTGAAATCCGCGTCAATTAAGGTATTGCCGTTGGACGCTATAAACGATGTCCTGATGAGCTGTGAAAGGGTATCAGGCACAGAGCCGTACATACACCGCAGCTTATCGGCGCTCCGTTCCTTGACCGCGCTCCGCGCCCACGGAAGTGTTTTCATGTCGATGTAGGTCCTCGGCAGGTTCTGCACCTGCACGAGCCGCCCCGCCCATCTTCCGGTGCGGTTCGCCCCATAGAATTGGAGCAGACCCCGAACACGCCCGTCGCTGCACACGGCGGCTTCGATTGCGTCATACTTTTTCGTGCTCGTCTTGCCCAGCTCCTGACGGATTTCCAGCATCCTCTCTGCGGGACCTGTCACGGATTTACTGTCAAGCATCGCCGCAACCGTGTCTTTTCGCAGGTCTCCCACTGGCTGGTTCGTATTGCTCTCAAGCCATTTGCTGAGCTGCGACACGCTGTTCGGATTCTCAAGGCCGGTGATGGAGACCGCCTCTGCCGTTAGCTTGTCGCGGGAGGCGGCGTCGATTTCCAACGCCCCGCGCACCATCTGCATGTCTACCGCAACACCCCTTGCATTGATGAGGAGATCGGTCTGCCACTGCTTCTCAATGTCCGCAGGGACAGGGAAGTTCGACAGCCGGCGGTCAATTTCCATCTCGGTCGTAACATCGCCCTTGCAGTAAGTCTTGAACAGCTCCCACTTATCGGGGTCGTGCTTGGGGAGATTCCGTGTCCTGCCGCCGTTGCTTTGTGTGGCGGCGCAGGGGACGCAGAAATAGCGGATAAGTGCCTTGCCGACCGAGAGCTTCTGCTTTTCAGCGGGGAGGCCCAGAGCCTTGCCGGTTGCGTCCAGTCCTGCGGTAAATCCACAGTAGAGGCCGTGAAGCATCGTGTCCCGCCACTGGTCCACCGGCAGCAAGTGCCCGCAGAATTTCGAGAGGCAGTACCACTCGAATGCCGCATTGTAGGCGTGTTTGATGTAAGCGGGATTGCCCAGAGCGTCGAACAACCATTCCGGCAGCAGCTCTCCCTGAGCCAGATCCACGATTTCTACGGGACCGCCATCTACGCTGTACGCGAACAGCAGAATCTCAAAGTCAGGGCTTTGCACGTACTTATACGCCCCGGCCTTTGCGATAGGGACGCTGCTGTATGTTTCAATGTCAATCGAGATATGCGTCATCCGTCCCACCTCTCGTCCTTAATCAGAGCCATGCTCTCCGTGAGTTTCCCCCCTTTGCCGGCGCAAGGCTTTTTCATAGCTGGACGGCTCAATCCGCACCTGCGGGAAGAACGCCAGCAGATGGTATTGCTCGGACTGTCTCAGGCTTTCCAGCGTCTTAACCACTTCGTTCAGCCGGTCAACCTCGGACCGCAGTATGCCGATAAGCTCCTCTCTGCGGGGGTCGCTGCAATATTGCTTTGCCAGCTTGAGAACCTTTTTCATCTGCTTTTTATTTGCGTTGGCGAAGAACTCTCTGACATTCAGCTCCATATAGCCTGTCGGATATTCAATTCGGAATACGCCGTTATTCATGGTCGCCGCCCCCTCTCTCAGCGGCGGCGATTTCGCCGGCACAGGCTGCGTAACCGGCAAGGTCCACAAAGTTGTCCTCCTTGTACCCGGTGGCAATCCGAGCCACCTTTAGCAGCCCCATCATAGTAGCCACGTCTTTGGCGTTGATGTGGTTGATTGCCATGACCTTAGCCAGCTCAGGATGAGAAGCTCGCAGGTAGACGCCCCACAACAGGCCGATGGTTTCAAAGTTGTTCTCCGGCGTGCCATAGTCCTGCTGGCGTTCCCCGCATACGCAGACACGAGCGGCCTCTAAAATCTCAGCTCTTTTCATGGTCTTCCTCCTTTTCAGGAACCTCCACCAGACGAGTATTCGGACGCAGCTGACAGCCACACTGCGGGCAGTCAAAAGCGTCATAATAGGTTTCGGGCTTCGCACTCCCTGCGAGGCGGCTCAACCCGGAACCGGCGTTATCGGTCACAGCTACGTAGTGATCCGCAATCTGCGGAATGAATTCGGTTCCACACACAGGGCAGGTCAGTTTCTTCATAGCGTTTATCCTCCTTAATGAAAAAGGCGCACGACCACTTATGGGTGGCCGTGCGCCTTTGCTCAATTTATCCAAAGTACGGCTGGCCGGTTAAGGGATTGATTGCCCCCGGCTGGACGCCCAGCGGGTTGGGCTGCTGCATACCCGTGTTGGGGTACGTCATCTGCCCCGGAGTGGCCGGCATAGCCGCGCCATAGGCGGGAGTAGCGGGAGCGCCGGCCTCCATACCGACACCGGCAAAATCAGCTGCTGCGCTGGCGCCACCGGCAAGGGCCTCGCCATCGCGGGTCTTCATCACGTTGCCCAGCCCGCAGCCTACGCCGCGCTTGCCCGCACGGTTGTAACCGAAGAAGTTGATCGTCACGCGGGCGTACATACCGCTGTAAATGTCCTGCGGGAGCAGCTCGGTGTTGATGTCGCTCTGGTGAACCACCTGCGGCTTGTTCTTGGAGCTGGCTGTAATGACCCAGCAGCCCTTGCACTCGGGACCGTAGGGCGTACCGTTCTCGCGGACGCCATCGCCGTCATGGATGGGGATGGGCATGACAGGAGGGCGAACGCCGTTCCAAATCTTGCCCTGCGCATCGGCAGCGGCGGCCTCAATGCTGGCGTCGATGTTCTGCTTGACCGCCGTATCGGTCTTGGGGATTAACAGGGTCACGGAATATTTGGGGGTAGCCGTAGGGTCGTTGTTGTTCACCCTCGGCTGCACGAGATTGACATAGGACAGGCGAACCTCGCCGGTCAGAACTTTCGTAGGCACATTGTTATACATAACTGTTTTTCTCCTTTCGATTTCACTCTGCACTGTTTTTCTTGCCCACTTAACTCCGGGGTCATCTTCTGTAAGGACCCGACCGCTGGCGCATTTCACGCATTTAATGCGCCAGCCGCCGTTGTGCCTCTCGAAGTGTCCATATCCGGGTTCTACCCAACTGCCGCAGCAATAGCAGTAGCCGGGATATTTATTTCGAGCCATTATCAGCCACCTCCGCAAAGTCGGCGGCGGCGCTGCTGAACTCCTTACGGGAATCATTCTCATCGGCGAGGGTCGGGTTGCCCTGCGGCTTCACAACAAACTCGCCGACCAGCTCCTCGAATTTCTTTTTGCCGAGAACCTTTTCGAGCTGCGCCAGTGTCTTGGGAACGCTGTCGTAAATGACCGCCCGGTCAATGCCGTTCTCGATGAGCGTATCAAGAGCCTTATCCTGATTGCTCCAAACGCGGGAGCTGCGACCCTCCACAACTTTCCAGCCGGGGATTTTCTCTCCGTTAAGCATGGCTTCAAGCGCCCGCTTCTTCACGGCCTCATACCACGCAACAAGGTCCTTGCCCCGTGCAAGCACATCACTCATACCGTCGGGGGAGAGGAGCGCTACGTTGCGGCTTTCAACCGCGTCTTTGAAATCGTCGAACGCTCCAATCTGCTGTGCGGCCTGCGCTTTGCAGATGCCATTGGCTCGGCAAAACTGACACCAGCTGCCCGCGTGGTACTCACCAAAGCCCATGTAGGCCATCATCGCTTTTGGCTTGATTTCCTCGCCCCAAGCAAGCAGGTCTTCGACGCTGCATCCCCATGTGTCGTAGAGATTGATACGTGGTTGGTCGATGGTGATTTCCACGTTTTTCAGCGAGCTGCCGAAAAGCGGCTGGTAGAGCTTCAACGCTCCGAGGGCGTAGAGTTTCAGCTGTGGATTGTCCGATGCGGAAACAGGAACGCCTTTCCCGTGCTTATAGTCGGTGATGACGAGAGTATCGCCGCCGAACATGATGCAGTCGCACCGGCCAAAGGCTTCGGGGACCACATCGGATATGTCTACCTTAACCTCGAAAGCGATATACGGCTCGTTGTCGAACCCCATCGCTCTTTCAGCAAGGTGCTCGGAATAGGTTTCAGCAGTCTGCAACATCTCATCGTCCCACTGCGGGTCGGCCTTGTACTTTTTCAAGACCTTGTTGTACTCGGTCTTCTTGATTTTCTTGAAGTGCAGCTTGGCGCTGACTTCACAGATGCTGTGCGCAATCGTTCCCTCTCTCGCATACTCGCTGGGCTTTTCAGGTAACTGCGCCTCAAGCCGTGGGGCCAGAGGGCAGTTCAGCCAGCGGTGCGCACTGGACGGCGAGAGGAGCGCATGGGCGCTCAAATCTTCGCCCCCATGTCACGCAGGGCGGTAGCGAACGCACCCAGCTGCTCAGGTTTCAGATCCATGACGGCCTGAACGCCAAAGGAATGTAGCAGGTTCATCAGGTCGTTCACCTTGCCCGCGTCCATCAGCTGAGCGCCAGCAGCCATAATCTGGTCTACCGTGTACTTTGGCGGCTGTGCGAGAGGTACGCCGGCCACAGGCATATTAGGCTGTGCAGTGGTAGCAGGAGCAGGCATAGGGGCCGCAGGAGCGGGAGCCGGCATAGGCTGCTGCACAGGTGCGGCGGGAGCCTGCTGAGGCACAACGGGCTGGGGCTGCTGCACAGGTGCGGCAGGAGCCTGCTGTGCGGTCGGGAAAGGTCTTGCGCCCAGAGCAGCGGCGAGATTGTTCAGCGCATTTGCCAGTTCGGGCGCCTCGATGGTGAGTTTCATTTCGAGCATAGTTTTGTCCTCCTTAGAAATTTATTGATTAGTATTCACAACGGAATACGTTCTCACGGTTATCACCGGCCACAAAGAACAGGTAATCGGAAAGGGCTTCGCAGCCGCTCTCATACCAATCTTCAAGAGCCTCGGTCGCCACGTCGTAGTCGTTCTCGGTAATCTCACGGGACTGTGCCCAATAGCCCGAGAACTGATTCGGCGCAGAGACAACTTCTAAAACGGAATCTCCAAACCGTCCATCGCTGACACGGTTCAGAATCACTTCACAGACAAGGCGTTTATCGTGTTCCTTGTCGTCATAGCACTCTCCCGCAAGGGTGAGCACCATAGCCTCAAGTTCTTCGTCCGCCCACACATTTTGGGCGGGCATTTCTTTTACCTCTGGATACTCCGGCTGGCTGGTCGCCATCTCGGGTTTCGGCAAAACCGTTTGGCTGCCAGCGTCTGTTCCGCAGGCTGTAAGCAATAGCGGCGCCATAGCAAGGATTAACACGGTTTTTGCAATCTTTGTTATCTCAATAGTTTGCTGGATTTGAGCAAAACACCCACAGTCAAGAAAGGAGACTTCGAGATGGATAAGAAAATCATCGACATCATGGAGGGCGCATTGCGCAGGTTCATTGAAGAACTGATTCAATCCGAGAATGGTCCCAGTGAGGACGACATTGAATACATCAAGTCCGAGCGCGAGTACATAAAGCAGCTGAAAGCAATCTAAGTCGAAACGCCCGAAAGGGCGTCGCCGGGAACTGCCCCACCCGGCCTGATGATGACAGGGCAAGTACATATCAAGGAGGACAAAATCATGGCAGAGTTGAAACAGGGCCGTTGGGTCAAGGTTCACGAACCCGGACAGGCGAATTTCGTCGAGCACGAGAACGTCATGGACATCGTGATCGGAACTGGCCGCCTCCAAGCTGAGGCGACCTACACCGTCCGCAGCTACAAGAAAGCCGCCTACTGGCTTGGCGAGTATCTCAAGGCTGCGGAGGCGCTGCAAATCGTTGCTGACGAGATGCTGACGAAGATTCAGGACGCTGCGGCGAGCGCCAACCGCGAGGAGGATGAGATGGCCGCCGATGGAGACGGCTGGAACTGCACCATCGAGCGGATGGGCGAAGGCAGCTTCAAGGTCCAGCTGAGCTGGGCGGTCAGCGAGCCGGTTACGAAAAAGACCAAAGAAAAACCCGCGCCGAAGA